TGGCCTTGCTCAATGGAACCTTCGACGCGAGCGGCGTCGAACCCGCCGCCCCCATGGAGCTGCTGCCGCCCGGCCGCTACGTCGCGCAGATCGTGCAAAGCGAGATGCAGCCGACCAAGGCTGGTGACGGCCAGCTGCTCTGGCTGGAGCTTGAGGTCCTGGATGGCCCGCATCGCGGCCGCAAGATCTGGGACCGGCTGAATCTCGCGAACCGCAACCAGCAGACGGTGGAGATCGCGCAGCGGCAGCTCTCCGCCATCTGTCATGCCGTCGGCCAGATTCAGGTGAGCGACAGCGAGCAGCTGCACTTCCGCCCGGTGCTCGTCACGCTGGTGGTCGAGCCCGACAGCCGCGATGCGCATCTGCCGGTCGAGGAGCGGCGCAAGCAGAACAAGGTCAAGGGCTATAGCCCCGCGGGCGGCGTGGCGGCGCCCGCGCGCATCGCGCCAGCAGCGCCTGTGCAGCAGGCGGCGCCGCCTCCGCAGCAGCCGTATCCGGCCGCGCCACCCCCGGCACCGCGTCAGCCAGCCCCCGGTGCGGCGCCGCCGCCCTGGCGCCGGACAGGCTAACGCAATGGTGAATGAGACCATGGCGCCCCTTCCTTTGCCGCCGAGCCCGACCGTCGCTGCGATCTACGCTGCCTATGAGGCGGATGCGGAAACCGGCTATCGCGCGCATCTCGGCGCCTCACTGATCGGCACCGAGTGCACGCGGGCGATCTGGTATGGCTTCCGCTGGGCGACGCGGGCCCAGCACACGGGCCGCCTCCTGCGGTTGTTCCAGACGGGGCACCTGGCGGAGCCGCGCTTTGTCGCGGATCTGCGCCGCATCGGCATCACAGTCCTCGAGGTCGATCCCGACACCGGGCGGCAATGGACGCTGCGCGATGCGGGCGGGCATTTCGGCGGCAGCATGGACGCGGTCGCCATCGGCTTTCCCGAGGCGCCAAACACCTGGCATGTCTGCGAGTTCAAGACGCACAGCGCGAAGTCCTTCGCCAAGCTGCAGGCCGAGGGCGTCGCGGCGTCGAAGCCGCTGCACTGGGCGCAGATGCAGGCGTACATGCAGCTGGCGGGCATCGATCGCGCCTTCTATCTGGCGGTCTACAAGGACACCGACGCGCTCTACCAGGAACGCATCCGCCACGATGCCGAAGCTGCGTTGCGCATTCTGGCCAAGGCTGAACGCATCATCGGCGCCGCCCGGCCGCCGGCCCGGATCAGCGACGACCCGGCGTGGTGGCAGTGCCGCTTCTGCGACCACCACGCGGTCTGCCACGAGGGCCAGGCGGTGGAGCGCCACTGCCGCGCCTGCCTGCACGCGACACCGGTGGACGGTGGTGCCTGGCATTGCGAGCGGCATGAGCACCCCCTCACGCGGCAGGACCAGGAGGCGGGCTGCGTCGCGCATCTCTTCATCCCCGACTTGGTGCCGGGCGAGCAGCTCGACGCTGGCGAGGATTGGGTCAGCTACCGCATGCGGGATGGCAGCGAGTGGCGTGACGGGGTGTCGGCACGAACCTGTGGCGACCGGCAGCCAGTGGTGGAGGCGGTGCCATGACGCTGGCTCTCCGTCCCTATCAGCGCGCTGCCGTCGAGGCGCTGTACGACTACTTCTCCGCCAGCGCGGGCAATCCGCTGGTTGTCATGCCGACCGGTACCGGCAAGAGCCTGTGCATCACCGGTTTCACGCGCGAGGCGATCGCCGCCTATGGCGACACGCGGGTGCTGATCCTCACCCATGTGAAGGAACTGATCCAACAAAACTTCATGACGATGCTGCGCGCCTGGCCCGAGGCACCGGCCGGCATCTACTCGGCCGGCCTGTCCCGTCGCGACATTCGTGCGCAGATCCTGTTCGCCGGCATCCAGTCGATCCACCGCCACGCCTATCAGGTACAGCGCTGCGACCTGGTGCTGATCGACGAGGCGCATCTGCTCGGGCGCGGCGACAGCGGCATGTACCGCTCCTTCCTGGCCCAGCTGAACGAGATCAACGCCGGCCTGCTGAAGGTCGTCGGCTTCACCGCGACACCGTATCGCTTGGACAGCGGGTTGCTCCACGAGGGCAAGGATCGGCTCTTCACGGACATCGCCTATGAGGTGCCGGTGCTGGAGATGATCCAGCAGGGCTACCTGTGTCCAGTCGTGCCCAAGCAGACCACGACGCAGCTCGACGTGGGGGGCGTTGGCACCCGCGGCGGCGAATTCATCGCCAAGGACCTCGAGGCGGCGGTGGACCGCGACGAGGTGACGCACGCCGCTGTCGCCGAGATCGTCCAGCACGGCGAGGGCCGCGGCTCCTGGCTGGTGTTCTGTTCTGGCGTCGCCCATGCCCGCCACGTCCGTGACGCCATCCGCGAGCATGGCATTTCCGCCGAGACCGTGACGGGCGATACGCCGGGTCCAGAGCGGGACGGCATCCTGGCCGCCTTCAAGGCCGGGCGGCTGCGCTGCGTCACCAACGCCAACGTCCTGACCACCGGCTTCGACGCGCCGGGGACCGATCTCATCGCGCTGCTGCGCCCCACGAAGAGCGTCGGCCTCTACGTCCAGATGGTCGGCCGCGGCACGCGCCTGGCCGAGGGTAAGGACGACTGCCTGGTGCTGGACTTCGCCGGCAACACCGCCCGGCACGGCCCGATCGATACGGTGGACGGCCGGAAGAAGGAACCCGCCGGGGACGGCGAGGCGCCCATCAAGGTCTGCCCCGAGTGCCAGACCATCAACCATGCCAGTGCGCGGCGCTGCGTCGGCTGCGATCACGAATTCCCGCCGCCACCACTGCAGGTGTCGGCGGAGGCCGCCGCTAACGCGCTGCTGTCGACGCAGGTTCAGCCGAAGTGGTGCGACGTCACCGCCGTCCGATACATGCTCCACGAAAAGCCCGGCAAGCCTGCCTCGCTGCGCGTCACATACGAGTGCGGCCTGGCGCGGCACAGCGAATGGGTCTGCTTCGAGCACACCGGCTTCCCGCGCGAGAAAGCCGTCACCTGGTGGCGCAGTCGCGCACCGCATCTGCCGGCGCCCTCCACCATAGGTGAGGCTCTGCGGCATCACGAAGCGCTCCGCCAACCCCGCGCCATCCAGGTGCGGTCAGTGGGCCAATACACAGAGATCGTCAGCGCGAGGTTCGAACGATGACCGCACCATGGAGGCGCGTCCCTGCGCCGGCTCCGGAAGCCCCGGCACCGATGACGGAAGCCGAAAAGGCAGACGAAAGGAGGGAACGCAAGCGGGCGCAGGGAAGGGAATGGGCGCGAAAGAAGCGGGCTGCCGACCCTGAAAGTGCCCGGGAAGCGTACCGGAAATGGTGGGCCGCGAACCCTGAAAAGGCTCGTGAAGCGACGCGTCGATGGCGAGCGGCAAATCCAGACAAGGCACTTGCGAACGAGGTGCTCGGCCGTGAGCAAAATCGGGAAAAGCTGGCCGCCGCAGCAGCTGCGCGCAGGAAGGCGGATCCAGCGAAATATCGTGAAGCGACGCGCAGGTACCGCGCCGAACATCGAGAAAAGTTGGCTGCCGCTATGGCCGCGCGAAGGAAAGCGGATCCAGAGAAACATCGTGAAGCTGTGCGCAGGTACCGCGCCGAACATAAAGAAGAACTGGCCGAGAAGCGGCGCGTGCGCCGCGCCGCGAAAAGGGCCGAGCAGCCGCAGGCGGGTGAATGAAATGCCGCACCTGCTCGCGCCCTGCGTCGCACTGGGTGTGGTGGCACTCAGCCCGTTCGCTGGGTGTGCATTGGACCGCGCCTTGCTGTTCGCCCCTCCGCCTCAGCCTCTGGCCGGGGCGCCGCATGGTTGATCCCAACGAGCAGGAGGTCGCAGCCATGCGCGCGGCCGGCGACATCGCCGGGCAGTACATCGAGGCGGTCGGCCGCACCGATATGGCGATCTGGTCCGACGCCGACTGGCGCGGCTTCATCGAGGCGATCTGCGGCGCCTACGTCGACAGCCTGGTCGAGCAGCAGATCGCCATCAACACAGCGGCAGCGAAGGTGCAGGGGCTGCCGCTCGCCACGAGCGCTGCTCGATGAACCCGATCGACATGCTGGCCGAGGCAGCGCGGATCTATCCGGCGTGGTGGCTGGCGCACGAGGCCCGTCCGGTCACTGTCATGGAGCTGGCAGGGCCGGTCCGTGCCGTGGCAGATCCAGATTCGCGCGGCCGCCAGTTCATCGCGGTCAAGCTCTGCATGCTTGATGGCGTGCGCGCGGCCGGCTTCGTTCTCGCGCGACGGAAGGGCGTCGGGAAGTGGTCCCCGGCGCGCTACCTCCTGAACCGCGTCGAGGCATCTGGCGAAGGCGGTCAGTGTGCCGCGTCGCCGAAGATCGGGATCGCGCCGACCGCGGCCGACCCCGCGCTGGCGATCCATGCCGAACTCGAGGTCGCGCGCCGGGCCTTGGAGCGCGCCGCGCGGCAGATCGCCGCTCTCTATCCCGAGGTGTTGCGCATCGACACCGCCCGCGATGCAGCCATCGCCGCGCAGGAACGCGGCGGCGCATGACCGACGCCCCCGCCTTCATGGCCGACTATGGCGAGCGCTTGGTCGATAACGGCTATGCCGTCATCCCCATCATGCCAGGCAGCAAGGTACCGGGTCGCTTCTCCGGCGGGGAATGGTCGCCCTATCCCGACTGGACCCGGCACTGCGACCGGCCGACGAAGCCGTTCGAGATCGACATCTGGCGGCGCTGGCCGGGATGCGGCGTCGGCATCGCCACCGGTGCGGTGGTCGGCATCGACATCGACATCCTGGACGGGGCGCTGGCGATCCAGCTCGCGGAGCTTGCCACCTCAATGCTGGGCGACACGCCCTGCCTGCGCATCGGCCGTGCACCCAAGCGGCTGCTGGTCTATCGCGCTTCCACGCCCTTCGCTGGCCGCAAGCGCCTGCCGCTCGAGGTCCTGGCGCGTGGCCAGCAATTCGTGGCGCATGCCGTGCACCCCGACACCGGGCAGCCCTATGTTTGGCCGGAGGACAGCCTGCTCGACACCCCGCTCGCGCAATTGCCCGTGCTGGACGAGGCCGCAGCCATGGCCTGGCTCGATCGTGCCCATGCGCTGATTCCTCCCGAGCTGCGCCCGCGCTCCCTCCATCTGCCGTCCAATGCCACTGCCTGGCGCGGCCCGTCCGATCCGCGCGGCACCCTCGAGGCGGTGAAGGCCGCGCTGGCCTATCTCCCGAACGAGGATCTCGATGGCGCCTCGTGGATCACCATGGGCACCGCCATCAAGGCAGCGCTTGGCGAGGATGGGCGTGAGCTCTGGCTCGACTGGTCGAAGTCGAGCGGCAAATCGGGCCGATCGGGCAAGCCCGACACCGCTGAGCGCCGCTGGGCCGGCCTCCGGCCACACAGCATCGGCGCAGGCAGCATCTATACCCTCGCCATTCATCGCGGCTGGATCCCGCCGCCCGAGGTCACGCTGAACGGCGACGCCGCCGATCGGGCCGCTGGCCCGCATCCAGCTGCCGGTATGCTGGCAAGGATCGCGGCGTCCCCCTCTGCCGCACCTCCGCCGAAGCCCTATCGCGTGCCGCCCGAGCTGCTGCAGGTGGACGGCGCGCTGCGCATGTTCGTCGACTACGCCACGGCCAGCGCCGTCAGCCCGCAGCCCTTTCTCTCGCTGGGTGCCGCCATCTGCCTGGTCGGCGCCATCGCCGGCCGCCGCTATCGCACCCCCACCGACCTGCGCAGCAACGTCTACGCCATCGGCATCGCCGACAGCGGTGGCGGCAAGGACCATGCGCGGCGCTGCGCCAAGCGGGCGATCTATGCGGCGGGCCTCGACCGCTACCTCGGCGGCGAGGATCTCGCCTCCTCCGCCGGCCTGCTCACGTCGCTGCAGCGGCATCCGGCCCGGCTGTTTCAGGTCGACGAATTCGGCCAGTTCCTAAAGCTGGTCCTGAGCCAGCGGGCGCCGGCGCACAAATCGGCCATCTGGTCGGAGCTCACGAAGCTCTACACCTCGGCGGCCGAGCCCTACATCGGCGCGGAATATGCAGACCAGAAGGCGCGGCCGCGCATCACCATTGAGCAGCCCTGCGCCTGCATCTGGGGCGTCACGGTGCCCGGGCCGTTCTGGTCGGCGCTGGAAGGCGGCGCCCTGGCGGACGGCTCCATTGCGCGCTTCCTGGTCTTCCTGACCGACGACGACTACCCGGAGCGGAACGAGACCCCGGCGCCGATGGACCCGCCGCCCGCGCTGGTGTCCGCCCTCCAGGGGATTGCCCGTGGCGTGCCAGGTCACAGCCATGGCGGGAACATCGCCGACGCCATGGAATCCTCGGCGCCCATCCATGCCTACACCGTGCCGCTCACCGCGGACGCCGAGGCGGCAATGGCCAGTGTGCGGCGAGAGGCGACCGCCCTGCTGCGCTCCCACCGCGGCACCTATGCCACCGCCCTGTTCGGCCGCTACGCGGAGAACACCGCCAAGCTCGCCATGCTGGCGGCGATCAGCCGCGATCCCGCCAGGCCCGTCACCCAGCCGCAGGACGTGACCTGGGCCAGCCATCTGGTCGAGCACTGCATCGCCACGCTGCTGCGCGAGGCTGAGCGCAGGGTCTCCGACAACGACACGGAGGCGAAGCACAAGCGGCTGCTGGCGATCATCCGCGACGGCGGGCGCCAGTCGCGCAGCGACATCACCAGGCGATCGCAGTTCCTGTCGCGCCGCGAACGCGAGGAAATCGTCGCCTCGCTCATCGAGGCGGGCCTTGTCGTCATGGACGTCGAGCCCGGCACCACGAAGCCGACTGCCTACTACACCGCGACCACTCCCACGGGGACGGCGCTCGCCCACAGGAGTGAGCCATGAAGTATCTCATCCGCGTGACGTATCTCGCGCTCGGAAGCCCAGGCGCAGGGCCGGTCTCCGCGCGAAATTCAAAAATTCAATCTTTCACGCGCGCAGGCGAATGCAGATGCGCGTGCGCCCTCGGGCCAGGAGAGAGACCCATTGAAGTATTATTATTATTGAAGTTTTTCCTCCTCCCGAGGGGTCGTGCGCGCGCACACGCGCGAGGCGGCAGCCGGCACACGACCGCGCCAGGTCAGGCAAGGGCGGACAGTGCTGCCTCGGGTGCTCGATCCAGGATCTTCAGCAGCGCCTTGGCCGGGCCGGCCGGCAGGCGCTTGCCCTGCTCCCAGTTCCGCACCGTGTCCAACGGCACGCCAATCCGCGCCGCGAAGGCGGCTTGGGTCAGCCCCGTCCGCCGGCGCACCCGCCGCGTGTATGCGGCCGCGTCCTGCGCAGACGCGGCATCATCCGCGGCAGCGTGGCGCTGGATGTCGGCCTCCGTCGTCGCATCGACCCGCCGCGAGTCGATCCGGCCCTTGAGCGGCTTGGCGGCGTCAAGCGTCACGCGAACTGTGCCCATAGCGAGCCACCTCCTTGGCGTTGGCCTTTCGGGCCGAAATCATCCGGAACGCGTCCCCCCGCGGCGTGTAGACCACCAGGAACAGCCGCCCCTCGATCTGGCCGAGCACGCGATAGCGCGGCTCGCCGTAATCGAAGCGGTTGTCGACTTCGACCAGCCGATCCGGGTCGAGGAACACCTGCACCGCATAGGCGAAGTCGAAACCGCGCTCGGCGAAGCAGGCGTCGCTCTTGGCGTCATCCCACTCGAATTCCACAGCCTCTATGTAGGCCAGAGGACGACAAAACCCAAGACCCTTCTCGGCCAGGGCGGGGAGAGCCGCGCATGACCCTGCCTGGCGCCCCCCTGCCGCCGCGCTCGTGTCTCGACCGCGGCACCCGCAGCGCCACCACCAGGCCCGAGATGGAAGCCCTGCGCCGTCGCGTCTGGCAGCAGCAGGGCGTCGTCTCGCTGCACCTCGCGGACATCACCGATCCCTGGCTGCGCCAGGCAATCCAGAACGAAGCCGTGCGCCGCTGGGGCCCACGGCAGCAGGAGAAGAACCATGGCCGGTAAGCGCAAGACCAAGACCCCGAAGACCACGGCGCTCGGCCCCTCGAAGTGGCGGCTGCAGCATGGCGGCTTCGGTGAGGCCGTTCGCTCCGCGGATCCGGAGACGGGCACGCCAGTCGCGCACCGCTACGCCATGGACACCCTCGGGGTGATGCTCGGCAACGGCACCATCACGTCGGAGATGCGCGATGCCGGCGAGATGTTCCGCAAGCAGTTCCGCTTCGCCGCCCTCGACACGCTGCGCGCCATGCCGCTGATCCGCATCCCGGGCGGCCGTGCCGGCGACACCACGACCGAGCAGCAGTTCCAGGCACGCGAGCGGGTGGCTGCTGCCATCGATGCGCTGGGCGGCCCTGGAAGCCCGGCTGGGGCCTGCGTGTGGCATGTCGTGGGGCTGGAGAGCTCGATCACCGAATGGGCTCGTCGTTCGGGCTGGTGCGGTCGTCCGATCGGTCACGCGCAGGGGCAGGGCGTGTTGGTCTCGGCGCTCGGCGTGCTGGCGATGCACTACGGGCTGACGCAGCGGCGGGCAGCGTGACGTCGTGCGGAAGAGAAAATGCAAAGCGCTACATCTTCGCGCTCCCCAGCAGAATCTGGATTGGATAGGTTCTCGATAGTCGCTGAAGATGCGGCTGCCGAGCCACGCTGCGGCTCGATCGAGACAGTGGCTCTCGAGCCGCAGGGTCCTTCCTGGCCCCGCTGTATGCGGGGGGCGGAAGCGCGCTAGGTCGCTAGCGCCAGGGCATAAAACAGGGTTGCGGTTTGCAGCCCTTTCCCTGTGCGATCAAACAGATAGCCCGCAAACAATGCCGCGCTGAGTTTGCAGCCGCGGCCGCATGGTTTGCACCCACTCCCAGATCCGGATGGCCCGATGACGCTCCCCTGGATGGCGGCGAAGATCCTGCTGCGTCCGGTGGCGGAGCTGCGTCCGCACGCCGGCAATGCCCGCGTTCACAGCGCCGAGCAGCTGGAGCAAATCAAGGCCAGCATGCTGGCCTTCGGCTTCACCAACCCGCTGCTGGTGGATGAGGACGGTGTACTGATCGCCGGCCATGGGCGCCTCGAGGCCGCGACGGCGATCGGCATGACGAAGGTGCCGGTGATCGTGCTGCGGCATTTGTCCGCGGCGCAGAAGGAGGCACTGCGCCTCGCCGACAACCGGATCGCGGAGAACGCGACCTGGGACCAGGCGCTGCTGCGCGATGCGCTGGCCGCGGTGCAGGCCGTGCCCGACTTCGACCTCGCGGCACTCGGCTTCTCGGCGGATGAGCTCGCGGACATCCTCGCGGCGGCTGGAGATGCCGTATCTGACGGCGACGCGCCCGAGGCTCTGTCCGCGGATCCCGCCGAGGGGGGCGGTGCGGCAGGCGCGGCGGATGCGGAGGAGCCGGCGGAGGATCCCGCCGATGCCGATCCTGAGCCGCCGCGCCAGGCAGTCACGCGCCCCGGCGACCTCTGGCTGCTGGGCGAGCATCGCCTTCTCTGCGGCGACAGCACCGATGCTGCCTCGGTCGCTCGCGTGATGGGCGAGGACCGCGCGGCGCTGCTCTTCACCTCCCCGCCCTACGGGAACCAGCGCGACTACACGACCGGCGGCGTCACGGATTGGGACGCGCTGATGCAGGGCGTGTTTCAGCATCTCGACGCTGCCATGCGACTGGACGGCCAGGTGCTAGTGAACCTCGGGCTGATCCATCGCGACAATGAATGGCAGCCCTATTGGGCCGGCTGGCTCGACTGGATGCGCGCCCGCGGCTGGCGCCGGTTTGGCCTCTACACATGGGACCAGGGGCCCGGCCTGCCTGGCGACTGGAACGGACGCCTCGCGCCGGCCTTCGAGTTCGTCTTCCATTTCAACCGCCAGGCCCGGCAGGCCAACAAGATCGTGCCCTGCAAATGGGCCGGCACGCCGAACAAGGGCAGCGGCCTGCGCGCTGCCGATGGCACCATCTCGGAATACCAGCATGCCGGCCTGCCGGTGCAGGACTTCCGGATCCCCGACAATGTGCTGCGCCTGACCCGCCATAAGGGCCGTGGCATCGAGACCGAGCACCCCGCGGTGTTCCCGGTCGTGCTGCCGGAATTCCTCATGCGCACCTACACGGACGATGGCGACGTCGTGTTCGAGCCCTTCGGCGGCTCGGGCACCACCATCCTGGCGGGTCAGCGCACCGGACGCCGCGTGCGCGCGATCGAGCTCGCGCCCGCCTATGTCGACCTGGCGATCGCCCGCTGGCGGATGCTGCACGCCGACCTGCCCGTGACGCTGGCGGACGATGGCCGCGAATACGACGCCGTCGCCGCGGCGCGGCAGGAGGTCACCGGGAATGCAGCCTGATCTCGTCGTCTCGACTCTGCCGGTGGCAGCGCTGGTCCCCTACGCCGAGAACGCGCGCACGCATTCGCCGTCCCAGGTGGCGCAGATCGCGGCGTCGATCGCCGAGTTCGGCTTCGTGAACCCGGTCCTGGTCGATGCCGAAGGCGTGCTGATCGCCGGCCATGGCCGCGTCATGGCGGCGAAGCAGCTCGGGCTCGCCTCGGTGCCGGTGCTGCGGCTCGGCCATCTCTCTCCCGCGCAGGCGCGTGCGCTACGCC